GGTCTTTTCCTTTTCCGGCTTACCGTTTGGATTTTCAAGCTTGTCGAGATACGCAACAAAACGTCCGCGATATACCGACAGAATCCGTTGAGCTGTGTGCCTATCTTCCTTTTGTTTGTCCGTGGCGTTTTTGGCTGTTTTCTTGTCCATAGCAAGTACGGCTTTATGTGTGGGGTTCATGCCAGATATAAAGGCCTCATCCCATACCCGAACCATTTCAAGGCGAGTCGATTTATCCTCCGGGGTTTCACCTTCGACAGCGCGAACATGAGCCACGCGCCCGCCCTTTTGATGGAATAAATCAGACAATTTCCTTAGGCTACCTTCGTTCTTAACGGCTTGTTTAGCGTAGTCCGTGACGATACCCATGACTTCCGTGGTCATGACTTGGGCTACAAACTTTTGGCTTGCTTCGATAACAGTAGACATATTACACCTCTCGAAAAGAGCGCCGGGAAAGTCCGGCACGGGCCGGGGACAATTCCCCGAACCACGAAGTAATTATCTCATGAACAAGCAAACAATGCAAACAATAGAACAATGAAGAATGTCAACACGTGTTGACAATATCAGCCGGGCCTCGCGCTACCGCGCTCGCTTGGAATTAAAACGGTATAAACGGTTTATACCGATACCGGTACTTTTCTGGCAGGTTGGCATGGCGACCCCTACACCCCAAACCTGAGAGTTGGTTCCATCCGGGGTCTAGTATTACTATTCCAAACGAACGATCACCAATTTTTCAAAATCCCCACCCTAATTTATCCCCAACCTAACCAATCCCAATCCTAGAAACACCCCCCGTACCAAAATAAAAAGGCTTGACAAAAATTTTTTTATTATTTCAAATACGTTCCTATAAAACCTAACGCGGACAATGCGTAGTTATGCTATCTATACATCCAGACTTGACAATTCCTTTTCCGGAATCCAGCAATAGGCTTAGTGATTTCAAAGAGAAAGTTGAGGCTGCGTGCCGCACCGCCGAGTTCCTCGGGTTCGAAGATGCCTTTACAGACGATGATGTGGATACTGCCGAACGTGCAGTACTAGCGTCCGTTTATCCGGAAGAAACTACGCAAAAGGTAGCACTGCGTGCTACAGAAGACTTCAAGCCGGCTACCTATTACGCTGCTAAGGCTATTCTTACTGAACATGCGGTACGCGTTGTAGACAACGCCAATCAAATACGTCTGTTAGTTACTAATAAACTTCTTCTCGAATCGGACAATCCCGATCCTCGAATCCGCATGCGTGCCCTAGAACTCCTAGGAAAGATCACTGATGTTGGGTTGTTTACGGAAAAATCTGAGGTCACGGTTACTCACCGCTCTACTGAAGACCTAGTAAATAACATCCGTGCCAAGATCGCCGCTATGCGGGAACCCAAAGACATCACTCCTACGACAGGACACCTTATTAATGTAGATGAGGAACTTGGTCTGTGAGCCTAGTCCTTGACGATGCGGAGTTGGATTTCCTAGCTCAGAACATGCACATATTGTCTCCGGAAGAGGCGTCTGAGGTAGAGCAGCTGCTCGATGAACTGCATAAAAGGAGAGAGGCACAAGCGTGCCGCGATGACCTGATCGAATTCTGTAAGAAGATGCAGCCTGACTATAAGGTTGGTAAGCATCACAGGATGCTGGCGGATGAGTTGATGGCGATCGCCGAAGGGCGTAAAGACCGAATATGTATCAACATGCCCCCTCGTCACGGTAAGTCCCAGCTTACTTCTATCTATTTTCCATCATGGTTTATCGGGAAATACCCGACCAAGAAAATCCTGATGGTGTCACATACCTCCGACTTGGCGGTGGACTTTGGTAGAAAAGTGAGGAACATCATTGATTCCGTTGCGTACAAAGAGATATACCCGACAGTCACTTTGGCAGCAGATAGTAAGTCTGCTGGTCGGTGGAATACTAATTCTGGTGGCGAGTACTTCGCTTGTGGTGTTGGTTCCGCTTTGGCTGGCCGAGGTGCTGACCTCCTTTTGGTTGACGATCCTCATAACGAGCAAGACATACTTAGTGGCAACCTTGATATATTTGAGCGAGCGTATGAATGGTTTGCGTACGGAGCGCGAACACGACTGATGCCGGGAGGCCGTGTAGCTATTATTGCTACAAGATGGCACCAAGATGACCTGAGCGGACGAATGATCCGCGATATGACCCAGAGTGAGGAAGCCGATCAATACGAGGTCGTTGAGTTTCCAGCTATCTTCAATGAGAACACGCCAGAGGAAGCTCCTCTTTGGCCAGAGTTTTTTGACCTGCCGGCACTTAAACGCACTAAGGCATCGATGCCGGTATTCCAGTGGAATGCGCAGTATCAGCAGAATCCGACCGGTGAAGAAGCCGCTATCGTTAAGCGAGATTGGTGGAATAAATGGAAACTAGAACGACCACCTTCTTGTGAATACGTAATTATGGCGCTTGACGCTGCAGCAGAAACTCACAACCGTGCTGACTTCACGTCTATTACGACGTGGGGCGTATTCATGAATGAGGAAACCAACGCATACAACATTATTCTACTAAACGCTATTAAGAAGCGTGTTGAGTTTCCGGAACTTAAGGATCTTGCACAAGAACAGTACAACGAGTACCAGCCAGATGCGTTTATTGTAGAAAAGAAGAGTGCGGGTACCGCGCTTTACCAAGAGCTTCGACGTACCGGTATGTCAGTACAAGAATATACCCCCCACAGGGGTACCGGAGACAAGATGGCTAGGCTTAACTCCATAGCGGACATTATTAGATCCGGACTTGTGTGGGTGCCTGAGACCCGGTGGGCTGAAGAAGTTGTAGAAGAACTTGCTGCATTTCCTTTTGCATCCCATGATGACCACGTCGATACGACCACGATGGCGCTGATGCGTTTTAGAAACGGTGGGTTTGTACGGCTACCTTCTGACGAGCCTGATGATATTTCTTATTTCCGTGCAAAAAAACGCGCATATTATTGATTATGTGAGAAAATTCATGTCGTTGTAACATCCTTATACAACTATGGCGGCGCGGGGTCCAAATGGAGTTGACAGATGCGCGTCAAACGATGTACCGGCTGCAAGAAAGAACTACCGTTAGCTAGTTACAACAAAGACAGCCAAGGTAAGACAGGCCATAAACCAAGATGCCGTGAATGCACTAAAAAAGCGGGTAAAAAGTACCGAAAAACCGCATTATATAAGGAAAAAAGTACCGCAAATGCAGCGAAAAAGCGCGAAAAACGGCGTGCAAATCCCATTAAAAAGTGGGTAGAAATGGCTTATCACAACGCAAAAAGACGCGCAAAACTTAATAATTTAGAGTTTTCACTGACAAAAGAATGGCTTTACGAGAACATGGCGGCAATCTGCCCCCTATTAGGGACGTTACTGGTGTATAACGGCAGTAAACCAACCGACGCTAGTGCATCGATCGACAGGAAGGACAGCACTGGAGGGTATACTCCAGATAACTGCCGCGTTATATCGCTACGCGCTAACCGGATAAAGAACAATGCAACCCAAGAGGAGCTGCAGCGAATAGCTGAGTCTCTACTAAATTATTAACCGAGGTTTCCATGGCTATTGACAAGTCCCTGTACGCAGCTCCTTTAGGTATCACACAAGCTTCTCAGAATGAGGAGCCAATCGAAATTGAGATTGAAGATCCGGAATCCGTAACGATTGGTATGGGTGGTCTGGAAGTTATTATTGAGCCGGGATCTGAGCACGACGATGAATTCAATGCCAACCTCGCTGAGGAGCTGGATGAAGGTGCACTTACTGAACTTGCCGGTGACCTGCTTGGGGATTTCGAGAGTGACACGTCAGGGCGTAAGGACTGGATCCAGACTTATTGTGACGGGTTAGAACTGCTTGGTCTTAAGATTGAAGAGCGGTCTGAGCCTTGGGAAGGTGCTTGTGGTGTGTACCACCCGCTGTTGGCGGAAGCCCTTGTTAAGTTCCAAGCTGAAACTATGATGTCTATCTTCCCGGCGCAAGGCCCGGTTAAGACTCTTATTATAGGTAAGGAAACTCCGGAGAAGAAAAAGTCTGCTGAGCGTGTTCAGGATGATATGAACTACCAGTTGACGGAAGAGATGCCGGAATACCGGCCTGAGACCGAGCGTATGCTGTGGGGTCTTGGCCTTTCAGGTAATGCCTTTAAAAAGGTGTACTTCGATCCGTCCATTGGCCGGCAGGTGGCACTCTATGTGCCCGCAGAAGATGTAGTAGTTCCATACGGTGCATCGGACATTCAGTCTACTCCGAGACTAACCCATGTCATGCGTAAGACCGAGAACCAGCTCAGGCAGCTTCAGGTTGATGGGTTCTACCGTGATGTAGAGTTAGGGGATCCTGTTGGGACTCTTGACGAAGTCGAGAAGACCATCGCTGAGAAACTGGGGTTCCGGGCTACTACGGACGATCGGTTTAAGATCCTTGAAATGCACGTTGACCTTGACCTCAAAGGGTTCGAACACAAAGACGAAGACGAGAATGAGACCGGGATCGCACTGCCCTATGTTGTTACAATCGAGCATGGGACTCAGGAGATTCTGGCTATTCGCCGCAACTGGGAACCCGATGATGAGACTCATCAGAAGCGTCAACACTTTGTACATTACGGTTACATCCCCGGATTTGGGTTCTACTACTTCGGTCTGATCCATCTTATCGGTGCATACGCTAAGAGCGGCACGTCGATTATTCGACAGCTTGTAGATGCAGGTACCCTTGCTAACCTGCCCGGTGGGTTTAAGACTCGTGGGCTTCGCATTAAGGGTGACGATACTCCGATCGGTCCCGGCGAGTGGAAGGATGTGGATGTCCCATCCGGTACGATGCGCGACAACATTATGCCCCTTCCTTATAAAGAACCCTCACAGGTTCTTGCCGGCCTCATGGATAAGATCATTGAGGAAGGTCGTAGGTTCGCTAATACCGCGGATCTTAACCTGTCAGATATGTCTGCACAGGCTCCGGTGGGTACCACCCTCGCTATTCTGGAACGGACTCTTAAGACGATGTCCGCTATTCAGGCCCGTGTTCACTTCTCTCTAAAGCAAGAACTTAAGCTGCTTAAGCACATCATCGCTGAGTATGCCCCTGAGGACTATAACTATGATCCAGATGAAGGCTCTCGCAAAGCGAGAAAGTCGGACTATTCGAACGTTGATGTCATTCCGGTATCAGATCCAAACGCCTCAACGATGGCGCAAAAAATTGTCCAGTACCAAGCGGTACTCCAACTGGCGCAAGGTGCGCCACAGCTTTTCAATCAGCCCCTCCTCTACCGTCAGATGCTGGAAGTACTGGGTATTAAAAACGCACAAAAACTCGTCCCAATGGATGAGGATCAGAAACCTATGGACCCCATCTCGGAGAACCAAGCGGTACTCATGCAGAAACCTGTTAAAGCATTCGCATACCAAGATCACCAAGCACATATTGCGGTACACATGAGTGCGATGCAGGATCCCAAGATCCAGCAGCTTTTACAGAACAATCCGAGCGCACCTGCTATTCAGGCCGCGGCCATGGCCCATATCAACGAGCATCTTGGCTTTGCATACCGTGTAGAGATTGAGAAGCAGCTTGGCTTTAGCTTACCGCCGCAGAAGGATGAGTCTGGGGAAGACGTACATATTGACCCGCAGGTTGAGGCTCGCCTCGCTCCGCTCCTCGCGCAGGCTGCACAGCAGCTCCTTCAGCAGAACCAAGCACAGGCCGCACAGCAGCAGGCAGCTCAGCAGGCACAGGATCCGATGGTGCAGTTGCAACAACAAGAGCTTCAGCTCAAGAGTCAGGAGATCCAGCGCAAAGCCAAGAAGGACGAAGCGGACTTGCAGCTCCGACAGCAGGACTTGCAGCTTAAAGCCAAGAGGGATGCCGCGGATGTACTTATTAAGGGTAAGCAGCTGATGGTGGATGCGGCGAATGCCGACGCTGATAGGGCTGAGAATCTAAGGGATAAGAAGGCTGATATCACGGCTGATATGTTCAAGCACATGACCAACATTAACCACGAGCACCGTCAGGAGCATAGGGACCGGGCACTTGAGGTTTTAAAGCACGAGGACGAACTTAGACAACACGCGGCTGAGTTTAAGCAAACCAACGTACACAAAGCGGCAGATCTTGCTCACCAAAGGGACATGGCTGAGTTGGCAGCAAGGAAGCAGGAGAACAAACCCAAGGCGGGGGATGAATAATGAATGAGTTTGAGTATCTCATTAATGAGATGAAGAACAGGATAGCTGTACTGTCCGACGCTTTATCTACAAACAAGATCTCTTCTTACGAGGAGTATAAGTACACATGTGGTCAGATTCGGGGTCTGGAGGCTGCATGTTTCGTAATTTCAGACCTTAAAAAACGTATGGAGCACTCGGACGATGAGTAATCTTGATCTAAGTCAAGCGGTGGATTTGGGGGCAGTACTTAATCAGGCTGCAGAAGACAAGGCACGACAGTTGCCTGAGCCAAAAGGGTATCGCATTCTGTGCGCTATTCCCGAATCTGAAAAGGAATTTGATAGCGGTATTCTCAAGGCAGACGAGACACGGCGTGTAGATGAACTTCTTACGACGGTTTTGTTTGTAGTAAAGATGGGACCGGATTGCTACAAGGATGAGAACAGATTCCCTACAGAAGCTTGGTGTAAGGAAGGTGACTTTGTGTTGGTACGTCCTAACGCA